ATTGGACAATTAAAATTACTCTAGAAAATGGAGAAACAGAATTTTTATCAGATGCTCCTGATTGGGTAGCAAAACCTGTAGATGAATATTTAAATGCTTTAGAAAGTACTTATGAAGAAAATACAGCAGATAGTCAAATTAATATTATGAAAGATGAAAACAATAAAGGACCAGAATGAAACTAAATAAAGTTATTAGAAAAACCTTTACAATTAGAGAGTCTCTTAGAAGTAGTGATTACATTACTCCTAGCTTTGGCTATGGTTGTTTATACAATTGCTCTTACTGTTATATGAAGCGTCATAAGCCTGAAGGCTTAGATGTGGCAAAAAACATTGGAGACATACTTACAGAGGTTAATGAGCATGCATATTTTTATGCTAATGTAAAGAAACCTAATCAGACACATAGTACATATATGACATACGATATTAGCTGTAACGAAGACTTTGCTCTTCATGCTAAGTATTATGATTGGCAAAGGATATTCGAATTTTTTGTAGAGCACCCTGTAGCTATGGCTACGTTTGCTACAAAATATGTAAATCCTAAATTATTAGACTTTGATCCTAAAGGTAAAGTTCGTATTAGATTTAGTCTTATGCCACAGCATATGTCATCTATACATGAGCCTGGTACTAGTAAAATCATAGATAGAATAAAAGCTATCAATGCTTTTATAGAAGCAGGATATGATGTACATGTTAACTACAGTCCTATCATAGTATATGATGGATGGCTAAAGGATTATGAATTTATATTTCATATGATGAACGATTATGTAGAATATAAAAAAGGCGTATTAGCTGAATGTATATTTCTTACTCATAATCAAAAACGTCATGATTATAATTTAGTATATAATCCTAAAGCTGAAGATGATTTATGGACTCCTGAGATTCAGGAACATAAAACTTCTCAATACGGAGGTAAAAACTTAAGATATAAGATACCTCTAAAAAGACAATATATTAATCAATTTAAGGAGTTACATAATAAAATAATTCCTTGGAATAAAATTAGATACATATTTTAAAATAGAACTTATGGCAATGATAAAATTAACAAAACAAAGAGCAGCAGGAGAAAAAACTATTTATGTAAATACAGATTATATTCAAGCAGTTCGTCAGCATCCAAATGTTAGAGTAGGCCCAGTGCCTACTATGGTAGATATGATGGATGGGGCTACAAGATATCAAGTTATGGAAACTGTTGATACAGTAATAGAAATGATAAGAGGTAATCAATTTAGATAAATAATGAAACTAAATAAAGAATATTGGATAGAGCAGCTGGGAGAAAGCTGGACATCTAAACTTAAGGATACCTTAAAAGATCCTTATATGGAAAAACTTATGAATTTCTTATCTACAGAATATGCTATGAATACAGTGTATCCTAAAAGAGAAAATCTTTTTAAAGCTTTTAAAGATTGTCCTTGGGACAAACTTAAAGTAGTAATAGTATGTAAAGAGCCTTATCCTGATGGTAATGCTAATGGCCTTGCTTTAGGTAATAATTATAATTCTACATTTTTATCTAGTCAATTATTAGAATTATTTGATATTGTAGAAAAAGAATATTATGATGGCCTCTGTTTAGAGTGGGATTTTACTTTAGAAAATTGGGCTAATCAAGGAATATTAATGTTAAACACAGCGCTTTCTGTTAGAGAAAATCGTCCAGGAAGTCATAGTAAGCCGTGGAAAAAGTTTATTTTAGCAACAATTAATGCTATAAATGATTATCAACCAGGTACTGTATTTATTCTTTGGGATAGACATTCTAAAGTATTATTACCTTATGTAAAAGATAAGCATCATGTATTATTCTATAAAGGTACTCATGAAACATTAATTAATACTAATCAAATTTTACATACAAAATATGGAGACATCATTCACTGGTAAAACAAGTTTAACTTACAGAAGAAAAAATACTTTTAAAGAGGCTATGTTAGCTAATAAGCCTTTAAAAGAGATTATAGAAATGTTAGAACTTGATGAAACATTTGCTAGAGAAGTTTATGTAGAAATTATGTTTCAGTTTCCTAAAGAAATTGAAAGAGCTCGAGAGCAAAATAAAATAGTTACTATATTTTCTAGCAATCCTCCGTATTATTATAAAGAAACAAAAGAAATGGATATTGGTGAATTACCAGTATACAAATTTGAAGAATTATCTAAAACTGAAATAATATTTTATAAAATGAATAAATTAACAAAATTTAAAATAGATGTACTGCTTCATATGAATGCAGTAATAATGACTAACTTAGGTACTGATAGTACTAAAGAAGAAATAGCATATGTTCAACGATTAAAAAGAGAAAACAATAAGAAAATTAGAGAAATTAGTCCTGAATTTTATAAGACTATAAATGACGGTGAAAAATAACTAGGTAGATTTCTTAGTTTTTATTTGATAAATTTTGTACTAAGGCGGTGAGGACCGTAATCGTGATCTACCACTTAAAAGGGCAACTATTACAGTTGCCCTTTTGTTTTTTACACTAATTCTTAGGAGCTTTAATCCTTCATACTCTGAATAGTAACATATTCTTTACGAGTAATGGCTTTTCAAAATTGAACCGTGTAAAGCTTTGAAAAAAAATTTGGCGTTTGCTCATTTTTCTATTCCAAAAAGTTTTCTACTTCTTCTTCACTGTATGCTCTACGTTCATCGGCATTTGCACTAAATATATTGCTTATACCAGAAAAGAATCCTTCTTCTCCAAAAAACCCGTCTCCTTTAAATATATTATATGTTCCAGAATTTAATATAGATTTTATAAATCTATTTTTTTGTTCAGGAAATTGTAATTCATATAAATTTTTCCAAGGCATTCTTCTGTTCCACCATCTTCCTGCATGAGTTTTTCCTTTGTACATACCTCGTTCATATGTTTCATTAAAATTAAATATTTCAGTTATATTAGCCAATTCTTTAATAACTCTTGCTCCTACTACAGGCTCTTCCATAATATCTAAAGTTTCTGCTGGAAACATTAATGCTTGCATTTCAAGATTTACTCTATTCATAGTATATGCTATGTATTGAAGGCTCATATTATCTTTATCGTCATCAGCTGCTAATTGTATCATTGCTCCTAGTACTGCTAATCCTTGCATCCATACTATATCTAAAAGAGTTTTTTTACAACCTCTTCTTTCTGCAGGAGATAAATTTTTCCATATTTCAGGAATAAATTTTACTTTTAATCCCATAGTTTCATCACTAATAATCTTTTTAATAAAACTTCCTGCGGCTCTATAATAACCTATTTCGTGTTCTTCTGTATTATAATTTATTCCATCTGCTTTAAGTCTATTATCTATACCAGAAAGAAACCAGCCTCTATGCATTAATACAAAATCTCCTAAAATAGTTCTAGAGAGAGCTCCTTTATCTTCTTTAGCAACTGTACCATCTACTATATGATTAATAGTAACTATTCTATTCTTAACTACATTCATTAATTCATTAGTAACTATTTCAGTAAATTCAGACTTTAATTCTAATTTATCATTTTTAACTTCAAAAGCATTGTATAAACTTTTATCTCTTAAAGTTTTCCATTTTTCATCTATTTTTTTAGAGTCTTTACCTTTATTTTCTTTTAAATCTTTAAAATGTTGTTTAGTTATAAATTTATTTCCTACTAATCTATAATTATCATAAACAGCAAGTGTAACATTGCCTTTCATAAAGTAATCTGCTAATCTATAATTAGTAAATAAAATATCTTTATCTAAAAGTAATCTAGCAGCTCTATTTTTATCAGAATCTGTCATAGTTTTAGTAATATCTACAACATCGTTTTGTTCTAATATAAGATGCATTTTACTACTTTGTCTAGCTTTTCCTATATTGCTTACTATTTTAGAAAAATTATATTTAAACTCATTTCTAGCCCACCACTTACTTTCATTAGTAGTATATAATCCTATTTGATCTTCTATTTTAGAATCTACACTACCTTTAATAAATCCTGTTAAAGATGTTACAAAATTTAAAGCTAAGTTATTAGTTCTTATATAAGATGTAAATTTTTGAGAAACTTTAGTCCAGGACAATCTTTTACCCGCTATTCCAAGAAACTTTGTAGCGGCATTTTCTGAAATTTCTTTAGTTTCTAAAGCAGCTCTTTCTTTACCATAAACTAGATTATCTAACATATCTTGAACAGCTCTAAACTCTTTAGATTGTACTCCTGGTACTTGTTTTGTTTTAATACCTTTTTGTAAATATTGTCTTTTACCAATACTAGTAAGTAAATTTTCCATATCTGCAGCTATTTCATTCATTTGTTTGAAATTTTCAGCCATTTCAGCATAATGAGTATAAGTACTAGCTAGATTATAGGAAATATCAGCATCTTTATCTAACCTACTATTAAAAAAGATAGGTACTGATTTACTATTAACATTTTCTAAATCTCCAAATTGTGTATCATCTTTATCAATAAGTACAGATTCTCTAGCAATTTCTGCCATATTAGTTAAAAAACTATTGTTTTTATTAGTTAATCTTTCTATAAAAGTTCTTCTAATTTGTGGCAATAGATATAGTGCTGTTCTATTATTATTAGCAGCAGGTTGCTTTGCTAAAGCTTTTCTTTTAGTATCTAATAAAGCATTATAATATCTTGCAAAAGTTTGATTTTGCATATTTTTTGCAAAAGTAGTATCTAAATATTTATCAGAAGGAACTATCTCAGATATTGTAATAGTTTTTCCATTTACAACTTTTTCTGCTGATACTTGTTTAGAGTTTTCTGCATAAAATTTTGCTATAGTCCTACTATAATATTGTTGATTTACTTTACTTAAAGACATTTTATTTATTTCTTCAAAAGTATCATATTCTAATTTTGCAGCTATTTCGTCTCTAGTTTTTTCTAAAGCTTCTTGAAATTTTTGATTACTGTATTCTGATACTAAGTATGCTCCTAATTTTCCATCATTACTTCTATCTACTAAATCTTCATTGGTAAATCCTGCTTTTTTAAAATCGTCTTCTAAATTTATTAAAGTTCTTCCAGTAGAGATAGTAAAGCTTTTTACAGAATTAATAGTTTTTTTAATCATTTTCATGGCTATCTTAAGTATATTACTATCTGAATTACCATAGCTACCTGTTATAAGTCTCCACCATCCTGCATCTTTCTCAGTATCTTTTACAATAGATTTAGGATCAAAATTAGGATCTAATACATTACCATAAATATCTCTGTTACCAGCATCTAAATATTCTACAGTAGCTCTACGTATTAAAGCTAAATTTACATCTCCTAATTGTTGTAACTGAGCTCTAAAAGTTTCAATGTCTGTTTGTATCTTAGCATTAAATTTAGATGGAATCCATAAGTTTAATTCTGATAATAGTGTACTAGCAATATCATTATATAATTCTATAAATTCTTGATTTCTTCTTACTATATAAGAAGATAATCCCATTTCCCCTTTTCTAGTTTTTATAATATTACCTTGGATTCCTTGCATATCAGAAATAGCTATGTTTAAGATTCCCGTAATTGCAGCATTGATTTCTCCTAACGCTATTTTCTTTTCTAACTCTGCTAATTCTTTTCTAGCTTTTGCAAGTTCATCTTTTGTTTTACTTCCTTTTTTTAATTTATTTCTTTTGCTTCTTAAAGCAGATACAGCATTTTTTAAAAATCTTAATTTTTCGTTAACATTTTCTTCTGTATCGTCTATAGTAATGTTAGCAGGCTCATGCTCAAACTCTCCTAATGTTTTACTATTATCTAGTTCTGCCGTTTTAACTTTATCTAAAATACTAACTCTTATATTAGGCTGTAAATCTAAAGACTCTACTTGAGTATCTCCTGCTGCATATTGAGGTAATACTATAGGAATAATATATAGTTCCGAAGCTTTTACACCGTGGGTATTATTTAATAATAATCTATAAGTAGATAGTTGTTCTTGGTGTGATTGTCTTTTAGATTTTCCAAATTTAGTAGTATCATATTTAGATACTGAATCTCCTGCATAACTACTTTTAAGCTGATTTCCTCGCATTGTTTTCATATCATAAATACGAAACATTCCTTTTTCATCATATGTAAGTAAATCGACTGTACCTGCTATACCTAATTCGTCATTATAAAGAACTATATCATTTGATAATACAGTTTCTCCATTGTTCTTCATTTTAGTTTTTAGAACATCTAATTGTCTTACAAACTTTTCTAACGCTTCATTAGATGATAGCCCATATTCAGAAAGTTCTTTTAGAGAATCGTTGAAAAAATCTCTTATAAATTCATCAGCTTTATTCCCTAATAAATTAGATGTATCTAATAAATCATTTTTATCTATTTTTTTATCTCGTATAAAATTACTTACTCTTTCATATACTTTTCCAGTAAGTATATTTACATAATGAGTAGCATCACTAGGATTTTCTACAATTCTACCTAAACTATTAGAAGGTTTTATGAAATCAGCATTCTGGATTATTTCATTTACTTTATCTGCAACTTCTTGTTTTTCTAAAGACTCTACTTGATATAAAGGATCGTTGCTCAATATGTTACTATCTCCTAAATACTCTTGCTTTAAAATACTATCTGCTAAAGGAGCTAATATCTTTTGAATCTCTGTTCTTGAGTCTGTATTCTTTCTAAAAACACTTTTAATCCATCTATTAAATTTAACAGCGATACCATTTAAAAATCCTCTAATAGATTTATTAGAATCATCTTCTTTATTTTTATCTATAATTTCTTGTGCAAGTATTTTACCTAATGCTTCTTTTCTAAACTGCTCTTCAGTAGTATATATATTAGCATAGTCTTCTTTTACTTGGTTATAAGTATCTGTAGTAGATACCATTGCTAATCCTTTTTGAACAGATACGTCATCAAGCATTAATTCTATAGCAAAGTGAGCAGCTTCTTCAGGAAGAGTAGTAATGTCAGCAAGGTCATCGGCAATAGCAATAAATTGATTAGTTAAATCTGCTACTCCTATAGCACCTTCAATGTATTTTCCAGAGGCTAGAAGACGTTCTTTCACATCTTCCATAGCTACTACACTAATATTGTTTTTCTTGGCCCATGCTTCAAGTTTATTGTTTAATTCTTGATTAGGAGGAAGCTTACTTTGTTTTTCTAATTGATAATTTGCTTCATCAACTTTTTTTAAGATGTCCATATTAAAAAGAACTTTCTTTCCACCTTTTTCTTCTACTATTAGTTGTTCTCCAGGATTTAGTATTCCTTTTCTTATATAATGATTTGCCCATTCTCTACCTTTCTTTCTAAACTCTCCTAATTGTCCTTCTACTATATTATTAAACTTATCTATAATATTTAATTCTACTAATTTATTTTTAGCTCTAGTTTTAGCATTTAATCTATTCTGATAATAAATATTTTCATCTATTCCTAATTCTGCTAAACTAGGAAAAACTCCTACTTGATTATTTTTATCTTGCCATACTCCTATTTTAGCAGCTAGTATTGCACTATTTATACCTGCTTCAGAAGCTAATGCTTTAAATTCAGGTAATGATTTATTTACACAATTTCCCATTAGTTACATTCTATATGTTTGTTTTGTTCTTCTACACTCATCTGTACCCAAGCTTCTAGTGAAATACCAGCATCTGCTATAGTTTTTCCACTCTTTGTTTTAGTTGTATAAGGTAGACTATTACGACTCTCACTTGTCATAGCTTTTAAAGCATCAAGATTAAATCCTCCTTCTTTTTTAACTTCAGCTGTAGAAGTTTCTTCAGCAACTGGTTGAGTAGCTTGCTGTACAGATTTAGAAATTAATCCTGTCCCTTTGCTGTTTACTTCAGTAACTAAACCATATCTAGTTTGCAATTCATTTTGAAGCCATAATGCAAATTTATTAGGTACAGACGCTAAAGAATTAGCAAAACCATCTGGAAATATCTTAGAGTCAAATTTATCCAATTTAGCAAACTGTTCTAGATTAACTTTTTTAAACAATTCAAAATCAGCATCTGTATCTTGGAAATTAGCATTCCACTGTTCTTTATTACTAGAGTTCCTGTTTTCTTTATAAGTGTAATACTTTTTAGTTACTATACCAATAGCGTTAGGATTATTTCTAATAACGGCTGATCCGCCTCCAACTCTAGTACTTCCTATAGAATTTATATTTTCTGTAAATACATAAGCTGTACTAGGGTTTTCTTTTGGTGAATCCTTAGTCCATCTTGTAGTATTAATGCTAACCTTACCAGCTGGTTGTGTTGTTGATATTGATTCTAGTATTTGATCAACGGCCTCAAAAGGAGCTTTAGCTTCTTTTCCATCTAATTCTGATTTATCTAATAAGTTATCTGAATCAAGTCTATAAGAATTTAAGAAGGCTATTTCTGTGGTATTAAAGAGGTTTGGAGTTGGTCCAATTTCTGAAAGAAGTGTGTTTGCTTCATTCTGAGTAAAACCTAATTTTATTAACCAACTAGTAGCCCATTCTTGTTTTGTTCCTTTAGGATTTGCTTTTTTTGCTTTTCTAAACTCATTATCTAGAATCTTAAGTAAACTTGATGCCCACTTATTGAAAGAATCTGATTTAAATTCCTCAATGTTTATATCTGGATGTTTTTCTAGTTTACCTATTACATAATCTTCAAGCTTAACTCGGAAGTCTACTACTCTTTTTAGATATTCTAATTCTTCTTTTGTAAGTTCTATTTCTTTACCTGCGTTGTAAAATTTACCATTTTTATAAGAAATAAGTCCTCTATGTGTTGATTTAGTTTTTATTCCTTTTCTAGAATAAGAAGGGAAGAATATATTTATGTTATTCTTTATTGTATCATTTGGAGCAAGGTCAAATCCTTCTCCTTTGAATTTTTCGAAACTTTCACTAATTGTTGCAGCTGGTTGTGTTGGAGCTTTTAATGCAGTAGTAAGAATTTTCTTAATATTTGTTTTTTGCTGAGTAGTAAGTTTACTACCTCTATTACCTGCGACATTAAGAGTTTTAATATTATTATCAGCTAAGAATTTTCTTAATTGTTCCGCTGTAGGGTTTAGAATAAAAGGCTTACTATGTTTTTTAGCATATCTTTCTGTAGCAATTTTTCCTGCACTATCTGCATTGGTAGCAAAATAAACTGTTCCATCTGAATTTAAAGTATTCATTTCTGTTCTAGCAGTATAAGCATCGGTTTTACCTGTTGCATACTTATTTTGTTCTTCTGCAGTAATTTCTTTTATACCATATTTTTCTGCTAAGGATTTATCTTTCCCTTTTTCAGTTTGAAATCCTATAGGAGCTGTTCCACCAGTTTTCATTCCTAATCCTTTTCCAACTTCTAAGCCAATCTGATCTACACCAGTTTGTGCTCCAGATATAATTTTAGTAACTGGTTGTGTTGTTGTAGGTGTTGTTGTTTCTGGGGTAGCTAAAGAAGCTTTTAAAGTTTCAAAATTAATTGATTGACCTTCAATATCGTTTTGGCTATCTACTATTAAACCATTTGCAGCAGCTTCAGCTGCAGCTTGTTTTTCTATTTCTTTTGCTATTTGAGCTTCTATATCTCCTTCAGGACCCTTTTTAGCGGCAGTAGCAGGAGTAACTTTTTGTAACCATCCTTTGGCCTCTTGTCCAGCATTATAAACTTTTAAAAAGTTAGTAGCACCTAAACCATCTACTTTTTTATATACAAAACTATCTTCAACTTTTGTATAAAAAGAAAATAATTCCATCTTCTTTTTAAGTTTATTATACCTTTTTATATAATACATGATACCATCACTATAAGAATAATAAGGAAGAGATGCTAGCTTGCTTATCGTGATAGTATTTGTTGCCCCATTATGACTAATTCCTATTGCTTTTCTAGGAACACTTTTTACAAATCCTTCTCTTTCAAAGTTATTTTGAATAAATTGATGTATAAAATGATTTGCTAATAATCCTCCACCTTCTTCTTGATATCTTATAGGAGTAGTATTAGGTTGTATAGTAGGATTAGTGTTTTCAAATAATTTAGTATTTCTAATATAATTATCAGCATCTTCTAAAACTTCATTAAAAGTTCTTCCTTTAGCATCTGTAAGCCCTCTTTCTTTGTTTGTTTCTTTTCTAGCAAAATCATCTGTCCAGAATACAGTAGGCACTATTTGTAAATAACTTAAAGGAGTGTATTCAAAAGCAGTAGTGTGATAAGCATATTTAATTAAATCAAATGCTAAATCTTTTTCTTCTTTAGTTCCTAATTCTAACATTTTTTGAAAAGTCTTTTTTATTTGCTCCTCTACGATAGGTTTTTTACCTGTTTTATAATATTGAATAGTTGGTAATGGAAACTTTTTTGTAGAATCTTTAACATAAATAGCGTCTAATAATACAGAATATTTAGATTTAGGATTATTTAATTTATATTGTCTTAGTTTTTCTGGAGTATCTCTAACGATTCTTTCTCCTTCATTATTATTAAAGAAAGGAAATTTAGAAGCTATATATCCCATATACTGAGATTCTATTAACCTTGCTTCTTTTTCCGTTATTCCCATAGTTTTACCTTTTTGGTCAGATATATAAGCTTTAACCTGTCCTAATAAATTAAGCTCAAATTGCCCTGTTTCTTCATTAAATTTACCACTATAAGGAAGTATTCTATCCATTAAAGATAATGGTTTTTGAATACCTAACTCATTAAATTTAGCCATCATTCTTTGATCACTTGTACCATCGAATGTTTCAGTAATTCCTAATATACTATTTTCATTTTTTCTTACTAGTTCTAATAATCTTCTTTGCTTATCTAAGAAAACAAATCCTTCTGCGACTGTTGCTCCTAATCCTTTAGTATCCATTCTAGAAGCTTGTACAGATAATGCTAATTCTTCTGCTTTAGTTTTAAGGTTACTAAACATTAAAAGTGCTTGATATTGAGTAGTATAATAATCATCAGTATTTTGATTTTCTTTAATAAGAGAATCTTCTAGTGCAGTTTTATCAAGCTCATAAGGAATGCCTTTAGATTCTATTCCTTTTTCTTTTAATTTCATTCTCCACTCTTTAACAATATTTTTAAAAAGATTTTCTTCTGATAAATTTCCTTTTTCTGCAAAATGAGTTTTACTTAATTGGATAATAATAGGTTGATTCATTAAATAGAAAATTACTTCTTCATCTATACCTAGTCTAGTCATTAAAGAAACAGTATCAGCTGTAAAACTGTTAAAGTTTAAGAAAGAAGATAGTGGCACTTTAGCATTATCCACAACAGCTGCTAGTAATGAAGATAAGTTTTTAGAAACTCTTTGTTCATTAACTTTAGACTCATTAAGAGCATCGTATTCTGCTACTGCTCCATTTTTAAGAACAACTTTTACAGGAACTTTTAGCTTCATATTAGTAAATAATGCTTTAGCATGATGAGAGTTTTGATTAGCTATTATTCCAGTAAGTTCTCTACCTGTCATATTTCTTTCAAATAATTCTAATTGAGTACTAGGATATAAAATATTAAAAATACTAGCATCATCTAAACTATTAGCAGCATCTTTAAGAGCTTTTCCTTTTAGGCTATTAGCTTTTTTTACTTCTCCAGCTTTTAATAATCTTATTTTAGCGCTAAGTAATTCTTGTTGCTCAAAACTACCACCAGGTAATATGCTTTCTAAAGTATGAGGATTACTTAATATACCTTTTATTATTTCTAATTTTAAATTATCTCTTTCAGCTTTACCATTGTACTGTTCTATATTGTCTGCATCTGCTACAGCTTTTTCTAATATTTCTTTATATGGAGACTTATTATATTGTTCTTCTAAAGCACTATCATAATCAATTTTATTTTCAGCCATTTGTTCATAGAGCTCATCTAATTTAATTTGTTGAGCTATTTTAGAACTTTCATCTGTAGCAAGACTTTTTAATTTTTTAACTGATTGTATTTCTGCATATAAAGCTGCGTTTTCTTTTTTAAGACCTTGTTTATTTTTAACTATGTCTTCATTAATTTTATTTTTAAATTCTAATATTTTACTTACTTCTTCTGCATCAAATTTATCATTTAAAAATCTTTCTAATATTGCAGTATCTTCAAATATTTGTAAAGCTGCCTCTGCTGTAGGAGTATTTTTATTAATAGGTTTTTTATATATTATAT